GTGAAAGCTGCCTAAATGAAAAGATAAAAGGGGTTCCAACATAAGTCATCGAATAAACAGCATCGTCCTTGTAGATCATGAAAGTATCACGCAAAGGAAGACCATCTAATATGGCCCCTTTGGTGTCAGCTAATTCGTATTCACCAGCGTCTACCGTCGCATCGTTCTCGTTCCACGAGGAAGGAACGGTCTGTATTGCAGCCTCTGTAGACCACTTCACCACCCTTGACTGCTTCAGTACACCAACAGACTTATCCTCTATGTTAAGAGAAACTAAGAAAGATCGGAAGGCTCTCATTGATTTACAGCGATCAGTAGAGGTCCAGTTAGTCAGGTCAGCAAGAACAGTAGCTGTGCTAGGTAGTCCTGTAGCGGCTGTTATAGCCCAGAACTGAGGAGCATCTATGAAGTTATTAAGGATTACCACACCGCCTATTACGGTGCTTGTCCAGCCCTCTGACGCGGTGGCTGCGTAGGCACCCGCTGATCGCGTGATGTCAGACCACGTTGTAGCGCCTACATCGTAGACATGCACAGCAGCAAGACCACAGGCTATCCAATACTTATTCCCAGATGCGTCCTTTAAGTAGACAACATGGTAAGGAGCAATAGGGCAAGTAGCCATAACAGAACTATAGCCCTTACATTTATGTACAGAGCCATGCTCCATCCGTACATTATTACCATCGCTCCATGCGTTGATAGGTAATTGCCACGGTTGGATGTCTTGTACAATGCCAGTCTGTCCAGCATTCTCAAGCGGGATCAGAGCCATTAAGGTTTCTCAGGCCACACTACGTCTTCAGAGTTCTCCACGCTTTCAGGCAGATCACGCAATGCTTGACGGTAGGTTGCCATATCATCAGACATGGTTACGTCAGACAGAGCATAGAAGTCTGTAGCAGCTAATAACACATCTCTATGCTTTCTTACCTCTTCCCAATTATGAAGATGTAAAGCAGTTTCTAATTGTTCTTCTGTTGGTTCTGCTTCATTCCGTCTCCAATAAAGCCGTGTGGAGTTTGGTATCTCTGGAGTGTCATTTCGGCACTCATACCCCTCACCCAACTCCAACTCTCCAAATGTTTGTTTAACATACGCTTCGACAGCAAATCCTAGATTGATGTTGTTTAGCATCAATATCTCCTAACGTACAAAAAGGACAGTTGGGTTCTTGTAAGACCAGCATTTCCGCCAACCCCCTCTGCTGTACCTGTATTGTTCCAGTAATAAGGTCTAATTACGTTTGTAGCGGCTATATCGAACACCCAAGTAGACGAACCTTTAACTGAACTTGCGGCACTCCCGGGCAACGACCCCCTTTTTATTACGAAACCTGATCCAGTGTCCATATATATCACTGGGCTACCAGCACTAGTCCCTGTATTTGACTTCAAATCATAACTAATTGAAATCAGACCATCACAGGGCGCGGTGAATTCGTCATTTGTCGTATGCCAAGCATCCCCAAGATTAGCGACAGTAGTGTAATTAGTCTGAAAACAGCGATTGAATGAAGCGCCAGCGGCAGCCTCATCAGCAGATGATGCTAATAATGTATATATAGTTGCGTGTTCGTTACCAGTTCTAAAAATATTAGTAGCATCTGAAACAAATTCACAATGATCGCCTTTTTTATACAAACTATATTGCTCAACTGCTGAACTATTTTTAATGGTTATGTAATTACCAGCACCATGTGTCGTCGTTGAAACAACATGAATGGCACAAGTACTAAAATCAGCAGCAGCAGGCAATGTAATTACTGTTTCAGTGGCTGTTCCCGCAGATACATCAACAAAGACAATAAGACTAGATTTACCTGTAAAGTCGCCGGGCAAAATAGTGTAAGCGGCAGTCTTAGAAAGAACTCCTTGAGCGCCTGTCGTAATTGCCACCCCACCGATGGTTAAGTTACCAGCATCTGTAATTGCTATCGTCTTACCCGTAGGCACTGTAATCGTGCTACCAGAACTGGTGATGGTGTCTAGTGAAAGTGTTGCTGCCATAATGTTGTCCTCAGATCATTGTAAGTTCACCACTGATTGTCCAAGTGAACGTATCAGAGATGGTAATTGGACCAGCAACGAATGCGGCCTTAGTTGATGCTACTGTAGTTGTTACATCCGCAGAAATAGTATTGTAATTGTAGTAGTAGTCACCCTCAGTTGTGATGGCTCCTACTGTTACAGCACTCCATGCATAGTCACCTCTCAAAAAGGTTGACGAAGATGCACTGCCAGTGGCCTGTACAGCGCCAGCAGTACCTACAGGAGTTTGTAGACCTAACTGAACCACTTCAATGTTATTGGTTCCTACAGGCGTAGTACCTGTAAAGGTTAGGTTTGTTCCGCTCGTGTTGTACGCGCTTGTGTCTTGCCGTACACCCTCTATGAATACAAGGACTGATGCCTTGTTAGGCGGAGAGTAATCTAATGCTACAGTCTGAGCAGTTCCATCACCGCTGAAGAACTTACTCGGATACTGAGCGAACTGTAATGGTTTTCCTAAGTATGCCATATTAACTCCATCCTAAAGATACAGCTTGAATTCTTGTTGTCTTAGATACGCTTTGATTCAGCGTCTTGATGCGGTACACCATGTTATACGGAGCAGTAATCGTGCTTGATATGGTTACATCATGGGCAGTTGCTATGTTGTGTGAACCAGTGCTGCCCTCTGAACCAAGGGTCATTGCTGTCCATGTCGAACCACCATCAGCGGATATTTCCGCAGTTACATCCGTGCCTAGCGTCGTAGTTCCCGCACCGTTCGTGTAAGTAAGAACAATATCACCTTTTGTTGGGGCGGATTGTGCAGCTGTTGTAGTTGATTGAAGTGTTAAATTAGCTCCCTCAGTATAAATATTAGTTATCCTTTTTAGAATCACAATTCCAGAACCGCCAGCACCTGCTGGGCGACTTGTTCCGCCAGTACTACCACCTCCTCCGCCGCCTCCAGTATTAGCAGTTCCAGCGACACCCGAACCTCCACCACCACCATTACCACCAACAGCAACGCCAGTGTCATACGCTTCCCCTGCGCCACCTCCTGCATAATAAACAGCACTACCTGTTATGCTAGAAGCTAATCCAACGCCTCCATCGCCTGCCATCGCAGCAGTAGCCGCTGCTTGGTATCCATCTTCACCAACAGCACCAGCCCCGCCACCTCCGCCAGCAGCCGCGTTGGATCCATCATTTATTGCTGCCCCTCCAGAATTGCCTTGAGATGGTGAAGTAACGGGTATATTACCTCCCATACCAGCCCCACCATTGTACACACCACCACCACCAGAACCGCCAGTGGCACCACTGTTTGAAACACCTTGTGAACCTCCACCTCCTCCACCTGCCGATGATATAGTAGAGAATGAAGAAGCATCACCGCTTGGACCTATGCTGTTGCTACCAGCAGCGCCACCATCACCTACAACAACAGCAAAAGTTCCCGCTATTACAGAAAAGTTTGTAGCCGTTCTATATCCACCAGCACCACCTCCGCCGCCAGAATTATTGTTTGCGTGGCCACCTCCAGCACCGCCAGCTACTACCAAATATTCAACAGGTTGAGCCGAGGAATTAATATAATTTCCGTCAGCAGTAAAACTGTGGATAGAATAATCGCCATCTGTTGTTATTGTTCCACCTGTTGCGGTGGCGGGGGGCGAACCAGTTGCCCCAACTATATAACTTCCATCCAAATCCCTGTATTCGTTCGCAGAAGACACTGCATTAACTCCAGTATTATCCTCGAAAGCATCAACTGTCTGATCAACTAGATTATATTTTGCTAATGATCCATTAGCAGCAACCTTGAAACCAAGAAGTGCAATGTCATCTTCAAGGGTGGTAGTATCAACATTACCCAACTGAGCAACGGGTACAGAACCACTACTCAGGTTAGATGCATTTGTTGGGTCTGGATTTACCATCCCGCTTGTGACTTTAGTTAGTGCCAAAGTATGATCCTCTATATTGTTCTGCTATGTATGCTTTTGCTTCTGTTAAGCACTTAGGAAGCATATCGTCTGGTGCTATTGTCATCCACAGTACTAGAAATGGGATAAGAAACCAATGCGCTATTCTTGCTATCCCTACTATAAAACTCACTTAGGATATTTAGCTTTAACTGCCTGACGCTTGATCTCTAGTTGCGTCACTGCGTGCATTCTTTCTTCTATGACTGCTTCCCAAAGGGCTACTACCAGTTCATCTACTGATGGGTATTCTGATGCGCGCTTCTCGTCGTAAGGTCGCGTATCTGGGCCGGGATCAGGCTCTACAAAGTGGAATGCACCGTCGTATGTTCCGCCCATTCTTACGTTCTCATCAGCAAGAACCATAGTGACACCATCGCCGGGATTAAATTTAGCAACACCATCCCAGTTACTAATATTAGTAACTACACCATTCTCTACGTGTGCG